GCATCTCGGTCGCTCTGATCAGCAGCCTGGTCTCGATTGCCTGTACTCTGTACAACACTTTTTCCGGATCAAAGAAAAACCAGAAAGGCGAGATGGAAGCCGAGATCGAACGCAGAGCTTCCATCAAAGAGGAATTTGTCAAAGTAAATCTCAAGTTAGATACTTTCTGCAGACAGATGGAAGAGCTGATCCGGAAACTGGACAAGACCGACGAACGACTGGACGACCACGAAAAAAGGATCACAAATTTAGAAAGCAAATGAGGCCTCGAAAGAGGTCTTTTTTTATTTTTTGTATAAAATAATGTATAAAAAATGTAATTTTATAAAGCTATATATTAACATTCGAGTCCCTTCGGGCACGCTTAATCTGAGTCGATTTTGCGTAAAAATATAACAAAATTGACTCTTTTTTTACATATTTTATAACTTTTATGAGCATATATGAGCATACGTAAGCACCGATTTCACAAATTTGTATAAAAATTTGTATAAAAAAATCGACCAGATATTCGTATTGGGACAAATATCTGGTCTTCAACATGTGCAAATTTATTTTAACTCAGTTTTCTGTTCTGAACAAGGGCATATCTCTCTTGCTGGTCATCGTTTACATAATACAAAGTCATGGACTCGGATTTATGTCCCATCAATCTCTGAGCAGACTTCTTATTTGTAGCCGTGTTATAAACATCAGTGGCAAACAAGTGTCGGCACATATACAGTGTGACTCTCGGAAGGCTGCGCTTCTTCCGCATGTGAAGCAGAGTGGTGTCCAGATCGGCGACCTCATAGGGAAGGCCATCTGCATCCGGAAAAAGAAGATCCTGTTTTGCGTCCTCGCATCTTTCTTTGAGAAGTGAAAGAATTTCTTTGGCAATCGGGATCTCACGCATGGATCCGTCTGTCTTGGTCGAGATCAGCTGTCTTGTGTGGTTTCTGGTCGAGCCTACGGACTGGTAGACATTGATCGTCTCGGTGGTAAAATCAATCTCGGATTTAGCCAGGGCAAGAGCTTCCTGTGGTCGTAGTCCTTCGTAGAACATGATCAGAATGATGTCGTGGATGTCCTGAGCTCTCTGTCTCGATTGATCGGAATCGCCATATGTTTTCAGATTTTCCAATGTGGTGATCACGTCATTGTAAGTGCAGGACATCTGTCTCGGCTTGGTCGGCACTTTGGATCTTGGCATCTTGATGGCGATGGTGCGATCAATGACCGGTATCTCTTTGATCATTGCGGTCTGGAAAATCTGATGCCATACCGTTTTGCATCGTGACACGGAATCCTGAGAATGCGTCTCGGCAAAGACGTTCATGTTTAATATGACATCTTCTGTCGTGACTTTTGTCACACTCTTAAATTTCAGATCTTCCGTCATCATGGCATCGTAGATGATCCGGTGCCACTCTTTTGTCTTGGCCGATAGGTTGAACAGATCCAGTGATGCATTAAAGCAGTCATCGACCGTCATTGTATAGTATTCGAATGATTCCCTTTCGATTTCCTCGAGCGCCTTGTCTCGGGCTTTTTTAGCCTGTTTCAGGGCGGTTTTTTTATCGCCGTAGAATTTAACGTAGAACTGACCACATGAGCGTGTGGCTCTTTTTCCGGCCTTTGTCGTGTACGATACGGTGACTTGGTAATATGTTCCGTGCTTTTTGGATGTTAACTCGGTAATATATTTTTCTTTCATGATGTGGATTCCTTCTCTTGCTTAGCAAGCAGTGTTTCCGCCATCATCTCCAGTACCTGCTTGTTGTACTCGTTTAATCTGGCATAAGTCTGATCCAGATTTGATGATTGGTGTTCTGCGACGATTCCTTCTCCGGAAAGAATGTCATCGTAAAGCAAACTGATCTGGATGTCATCGACACGCTTCATCAGCTCGTGGAGAGTAATGCCCATCCCTGTCGCAATCTGCTTTAACAGTTTGAACGAAGGGGTGGCGATCTGCTCGTTTTCAAGACGGTTGATATATTGGTGTGAACAATTACATTTTTCTGCAAACGCTCTGATCGATAGACGATTAGCCTTTCGGTACTGTTTAATGTACTCTGATAATTTCATATTCCCCATCCTCTTTTCATCTTTTAATATATAAGAAAACACTGTTCAAGTCAAATTAAATAGACAAAATACAAATTATGGTTGACACCGTAAAAAGTGGCTATTAAAATAGACAGTGCAAGGAGGTTAGCATGGCAATCAAAATCAAGAACCGAAGGCTCCTAAAGGGGCTGACTCAACAGGAACTGGCTGATATTTGCGGATGTTCCAGGCAATATATCAATCAGATCGAGGTTGATGGCGAAACAAACGTGTCTTCTAAGCTATTAGTCAAACTGGCTGAAGCACTCGACTGCACAATGGACGATATTTTTTTTAAGGATATTGGCTATTCTGATGGGCAAGTTGAAATTATTGACTATTCAAGAAGTGATGGCTGAGTTGCAGGTTTCGAGACACTACATCGAATGGATCAGAGATTACAAATTACTAAAGATGTGGAAAGTGGGCAAGTTCTGGCGGACAACTTACGAGGACATCTCTGATTTCATCGAACTGACTCGTGGGTATGATTTATCCGGAAAGGGTGACATCATAAACTTCGCCATCACTCACAAATTAATTTAAGATCTGACTTCCTTAGTCATCGTTCAAGAATCGGCACCGTGTGCAATACGCCATTGGGAAATCATTTTTTATTCATATTGTAGATTTTTTGGACATAGATTTTAGCCGAGAATTTAGGCATTCGTCCCTGGCACTCCCTCCTAAAAAATTAAATGCCAGGCTTCTGCGGTGCCGGTTCCTGTGCGGTGACTGAGGCAAAAAAAAGATGCGCCACCATTGACCAAGAGCGCATCTCATTGAGGAGCATTTAAAAATAAATGCATCTCCATTATATCAGAAACGGAGGAATAAAAAATGGAGAAAGTTACAAACAAATTTAAATCAATCGACTGGGGTTTTGTGTTCCTGTGTTCGGCATGGGCAATGATGGGATTCATGCTGTGGTGCAAATTCTGGAGGTTTATCTGATGGCAAAGATCAATATTCTGGTTAAAGAACCGGGCGAGGACTGGAAGAAGATGACAGTTGATGACGATCTGGGAGTATATCAGGCTTTGGTTGGCGGTTATATCGAGACATGGACGACAGTGGGCGGCGATGTCATCATTTGCAACGAAGATGGATGGCTGAATAATCTGCCAATCAATTGCGAAATTGACGGCAACCTGTTTTGCGGAACGATTCTGAAATGCAGACAGTCCGGAGAGGAGTTCGCATCGATATGGTAACGACAATATTATCGGCCTCGGTGCTGATCGTCAGCATGACGGTCTGCTATATCGCTTACACAATGCAGAGGCACGAGAAGGCGCTCCAACACGTTACGGACATTCTCGAGAGAATGACAAAATGGGACGAGAACCTCAACGAGAGACAGCTAATGCTCAGCCAGAAAATCGCAGACACGGGCACCCGCGTATCGTATCTGGAGGGCAAGGTGATGGACTTGGAGAAAGAGATCAAGAAGATGAAAGACACTGCGGTGATACTGGAGGCAGATCATGAACGAGATTAACACAGACGCACTTGCCGAGATGCACTATGTAAAGTACGATCCGGCATACCAGACGGAAGAAGATTTGGAAATGGAAAAAGAAAAGATCGAGTCCAGAGCTTTACAGGTACTTGAGATCACGGTAAAGAACGTGCTGAAAGTTCTGGACAATGACGAATTGCATGCACTTGCAGAGAATCGTGAGGAGATCTGCGAGTGGTTGGATGAATTACTGGAGGAGTATGAATGAGCAACTTATACGAATTAACAGGACAATACCTGCAATTACAGGCATTACTGGAAGCAGGCGATGAAGAATATCCGGTCGATCTGTTAACGGTCGGAGACGAACTGGATCACAAAATCGAAAATTATGGATTTATCATCCGCAACTTTGAATCCGAGTCTGATGCTCTGGATGCTGAGATCAAACGGCTCCAGGATCGCAAGAAGACCACCGACAAGGCAATCGACCGTATGAAGGATATGGTCATGCAGACGATGAAAGCGACAGACAAGACAAAGATAACCACACCACACTTCAAATTTACAGTTGCACGAACAGGCGGGAAAACTCCGGTGGTGATCAATGGCGATGTACCGCATGAGTGGTGCAAGGTTAAATATGAACCGGACAAAGACAAGATCCGCAAAGCAATCGAGGAAGATGGCGAAGTCTTGGACTTTGCCGAGCTAGGAGAAAGGACTGAATATCTCAGAATGAAATAATATGGCAATACTGGTAATGATTTTAGGCGAAAGCGGAACAGGCAAATCTGCATCACTCCGCAACTTTAAAAAAGAAGATCTTGCAGTGGTTAACGTGATCGGAAAGCCATTGCCGTTCAGATCCAAAGGATTTGAATCCATTAATTCAGACGATTACACCAAGATCCGCAATTTTATTAAAAAGACTGACAAGAAAGTAATCGTGATCGACGATGCTCAATACTTAATGGCTAACGAGTTCATGAGAAGGGCAAAAGAAACAGGATATCAGAAATTCACCGACATCGGGCAGAATTTCTGGAATCTGATGAATTACTGCAGACAGCTTCCGAATGATGTGATCGTGTACTTCCTGCAGCATACTGAAACATCTGCAGACGGATCGACCACCAAAGCCAAGACCATCGGCAAGATGCTGGACGAGAAGATCTCACTGGAAGGCATGTGCACGATTGTGTTGCGAACCAGTGTCGAGGATGGCGTTTACTCATTCACCACACACAACTCAGGACAGGATACAGTCAAGTCACCTGTTGGAATGTTTGAATCGGATCTGATCCCGAATGATCTGAAGATCGTAGACGGGCATATCCGTGAATATTACGGAATGGAGGTCACTGATCCCGATCCAGAGCCGACACAAAAGCCAAAAGCGGAAGATCCGGTTATGTCTGCGGATGGGGCTTACTTTGACATCACGGCACCGGATACCGGCATTGTGGATGATGATAATCCGCTTCTGAATACCACCGAGTACGGACGGATCAAACGAGTCCTGGATGCAAACGGTATCACTGACGAGGAATTGAAAGCGTTAGTTGCCGAGAAAGGCATCTATTCCGAAGATACACGCATCTCGGATTATGATCCGGACTTTATCGATTATCTGATCGACAACATCAAGAAAATTCAAAAAGCAATAATTACAAAAAGGCAGCCTATAGATTTGGAGGATTAACAAATGGCAAACAGTAAGTATTCAATGACTTTCGATGTACCTGAGCAGGAGTATGTGCTTCTTGCTCCGGGCGAGTATGACTTCACGGTCGACTCAGTAGATTATGGCGATTACAACGGCGGAACAAAGATTCCTGCATGTCCGATGGTTACGGTCAACATTCACGTAGATACAGATCAGGGCAGAGCGTTCTTGAAACAGAACTTCTACATCTGCCAGGAAGGCGCAGGCTTGATCGCTGCTTTCTACAAATCCATCGGCATGCTGAAGGATGGACAGAAGACATTTGCTCCCGAATGGGAAAAAATCACAGGGAAAACAGGAATTGTGAAAACAGAACAGCGTGAATACAACGGCAACATGTATAACCGTGTCAGCCGTTTCCAGGCACCAAAGAATAAGCCCAAAAAGAGCTGGAGCGATACGGAATGGTGATCACGTTCACTGTACCCGGTGAACCCAAAGGCAAGGGACGGCCTAGATTAGGCCGTTCCGGCCATGCGTATACACCGCACGATACTGCCAATTATGAAAATCTGGTCAAAGTATGCTTTACTGAAGCATACACCGACTTTGAACCACTGGACTGCGAGGTCTATGTGGATATTACCGCATTTTACAAGATACCTAAATCGGCATCAAAGAAGAAATCACTGGACATGCAGATGGGCATCGTGAATCCCACAAAGAAGCCCGATCTGGACAATATCGCAAAGATCATCTGCGACTCACTGAACGGCATGGCCTACAGCGATGACTCACAGGTCACCAAGCTGATCGTCCGCAAAGTTTACGGATTACAGCCCAGAGTCGATGTAAAAATAGGGTGGCAAGATGGAGAAGATTGACGAATTACTGGAATACATAGATCCTGCATCACTCTCATACCAGGAATGGCTCAATGTGGGCATGGCTCTCAAGGAAGAGGGATGCGACATCGAAGTATGGAAGAAATGGTCGAGAAGCGATGCAGAGCGATATGACGATGCCACATGCGATATCAAATGGGATACTTTCCACAGACACGACATCACAGGCGGAACACTTGTGCAGATGGCAAAGGATCGGGGATGGTCACCAGAGCCGAAAATCAGAGTGCTGATGACCGGCACTGACAAATACAAGAAGACATTCACTTTCTTGAGCGATGATATTGTGCCAAATACCACACCTGCATTTCAAGAACCGGCATCATGGAAGCCCGAGCAAGATCTTGTTAAGTATCTCGAGGTGATGTTTGATCCGTCCGATATCATCGGCTACACGATGGGCTCCACACAGAATGCCAAAGGCAAGTTTGTTCCGTTTGGCAAAGGCTCATACACAAACAATGTCGGTCAGCTGATTGACATGCTGAATAGCGGAGAGCCGATTGAGCGTGTATTTGGTTCGTATAACCGCAATGGCGGTGCATGGATCCGCATCAATCCACTGGATGGTCAGGGCATCGAGGACAAGAATGTCACTTCTTACAATAACTTATTAGTTGAATGTGACAACTTGCCGATTGATGAACAAATCACCAAACTGGAACAGGTGCGGATACCGATCAAGGCTCTGGTCTATTCCGGAGGCAAGTCAGTCCATGCGATCGTTCCTGTGAATGCCATGTCTGAGCGTGAATACCGATTCAATTTCAATTTCATCAGAAACATGCTGAAAGAAGCAGGACTCGAGATTGACTCGGCAAATATCAATCCGTCACGGCTGACAAGACTTCCGGGTGTCTACAGAGGTGATCACAAACAATTCTTAATTAAGACCAACATCGGAATGTCATCGTTCCAGGAATGGAAAGAATGGATTTCCGCAAAAAATGACGGACTTCCGGATATCATCAATCTGAGAGACATCTGGGACAACATGCCACCACTGAAGCCTGAGCTGATTGAGGGCATTCTCAGAATCAGTCACAAGATGATCATCGCATCGACATCCAAGGCAGGGAAGACCTTTATTCTGATGGAGCTGGCAATGGCGATCGCTGAAGGGATAAACTGGATCGGGCATCGGTGCAAGAAGGGCAAAGTGTTGTACATCAACATGGAATTGGACAAGGACTCTTTTGAAAACAGATTCAAAGACATTTACAAGCGGATGGGAATGGATGTCGGCAACCATGTCGAGAACATTGACATCTGGAATCTCAGAGGCGCAGACAAGACCATCTCCGAATTAGCTCCGTTCGTCATCAACCGGATGAAAGATCAGGGATATCTTGCAGTCATGATCGATCCGCTCTACAAGGTTCTGGAAGGCGATGAGAACTCGAACGGCGACGTGGCACGAGTGGTCGCCAAATTTGACAAGATCGCAGAAGAGACCGGCGCAGCAGTCATCTACGCTCATCACTTTGCAAAAGGCTCATCAGCATCCAAATCCATCATCGACAGAGCAGCAGGTGCCGGCACGTTTGCCAGAGATCCGGATGCAATTCTGACGATGACGCAACTGGACTGGTGCCCTGGAATAGAGTCGGAGAAAGACTGGACTGCATGGAGAGTGGAGTCAACGCTAAGAGAGTTCAAAGCAATTCAGCCTGTGGATCTGTTCTTTAACTGGCCGATCCATACCGTGGATTATGATGGCAGACTGGCAGAGTGTGAGCTGTTGTCTAGTGAAAATAACAAGAGATCGAAGATGGTTCTGAACGACCAGGCATCAGACATCGAGGACATTGTCGAACAGTGCAAACAGTTCGAAACAGACGGATACATGGCATTCAGACTGTCAGACTTCAAAGCGGTCATGGCAGAAAAAATGGCAAATCCTATTCCTGAGGGATCTCTGAAAAGGCGCATCCAAGAGGCAGGATATGAATCCATAAGACGTGGAATTTACGGCAAATTGATAGAGGATCGATAAATCTTCGTCAAACCCTATAGGTATGACGAAGAAATTCGCAAATCTTCGTCAAACCCTTATATAGAGTATGAAGAAGATAATATCTGATCTGCCACACGAATATGGTCATTCAGCCTGCCTCTAGCGGGCGCTGAATGAGCCATATCCTACAGAGTGGCTAAAAGGTTCAAAGATATTTAGGAGAAGATGAAAATGAAATATTGGGATAAATCGAGAGAATACAAAAGAATCATGGAGATTCTTGACGACTATTGGCTAACTGAGCCAAACGAGGATTATGTAAAAATTAAGATGGCTTTCATCAAAGGTGAAGAGTTCCAGACTAAGCACATCACATGGAGAAGAAACCCAGCAAAAGGCAAATTGAAAATCGAACCGGTTAATTGTGCCGATGCAATGCAGATAATGATCAGTGTTGCAACCGATCTGAATGAGTTTGTAAAAGCAAAGAGTGAAGAACTTCAGATCGATGAGCGTGAGGTTTGGGAACACATCGAATACTACGCTGACATGTATTTCATTAATCGTGAATTGGAAGATACAGAAAATGATGAAGATTGATAAATACCGCAGTTGGGATCAGATCTTCGGATTTAGTTGCGAAAATTTCAAATTTAAGGAATGGCCATCCAAGAACGGATCAAACAAATATCTGAAGGACTGTCCGTGTGAACAGATCAATGATCCGGATCTACCATTCTGATTTTAGGAGGGAATAATGGAAGAAAAAATATATCCGCATCTACGGACAGTTGACAAAAACGATGTGATTGCACTGCTGAACAATTTCGAATCACAGGTTCGCAGATCTGACAGCAAAGACCGAATGGTCATGGCTGACACGATCAGCAGATGCATCGTCATGATTCAGGGCATGGACATGTTGGAATCCGTTCCGGTGGACTTTATCGAATCCGAGATCGGAAAGATCTTGAAAGTGAAAAAGGATGATGCACAGACATTCGCAATGCATCTGGAGTCACTGGTCAACTCATGGCGGAAGAAGTCAAAAGCATATCTGCAACCGAATGCAGTCGAAAACTTTATCAGCTGGGCATGCAGATGGACTCTCGAACAGGATGATCTCAGGAATAAAGATAAATATTTACAATTCATGCAGAATCTGATCAATGCATGGAACGAAAGAGAGGAGACGAATGAAAATCTATAATTGCTTTAAATACAGCAGCAGTGATGATACATACTCGCTGACGGTGGATGAAACAGTCATCAGGCTGATAATGGCTGAGTTGGAAACTGAGGCGAAGATACTGGTCAACGATAGCAAGCTGATGGAAGCTAAAAGCATGATCGACCAGTGGGTTGATTTGAAAGTGATGATCGAGGCTTACGATGAGACTGATGCAGATGAAGAGGTTCAACCATGACACGGTACTATATCGTGGCGGTTGAGGATGAAGAGCGGAACCTGGACACGAGATATGTCGGGCAGATCCGCTCTTATCCGGAGCTGATACACTGCAGGGACTGCGCCAACCATGAGCCGGATGACTACTGTCACATAAGAGACGGCTTATGGTATGACAATGACTCTTGCCCTTCAGCAGAAAGGAAAACAGAATGAGCCAGTTTATAATAATTCACTGTAAGGATGGTAACGAACCAGTGGCGATCAATGCCGACTATATCCTCACTATCTACACAGGGGAAACAGGCACGACCATCACCACAAGACAGAACCAAATCGTTTGGTGTACCGAAACAATGGACGAGATCCTGCAGATGATTGACGAGCAACCAACAGTGGACGCACAATCTGTCAGACATGGGAAGTGGAGACATTACGGGAGAATGCTTACATGCTCCGAGTGTGGCACGATGTTCTATGACGATATCATGGAATACTGTGGTAATGCTGTGCCAAGGTATTGCCCGAATTGCGGTGCAGACATGAGAGGAGAAAAAGAATGAGTGATTATACAAGAAGATTAGAAGCAGATGAACTTAGAGAAAATCTGAGTGAATGCCATGATTACATTGCAAAGCTTGAAGCAGAATGCAAGGATTTGAAAGAAAAACTGCATGAAACAGAGCTTGCCGTAGAGCATAACAGGCACTTGGCTGATGAAGAGCAGTACAAAGGCGAACTGAGATACCGTGACGGAGTTATCTACGGTCTGAAATATGCTATTCGGTGCAATGGTGTAAGCGGTGGTGAGGTGCAATGAGCAGAAGAAGCATAGATGAAACCGTAATTGTGAACGGTGTACTTCCAAAATCTTGGAAATGTCCGCACTGCGGAAAAAAGCAGAAATTCGGCAAAGAAGACGAAGAAATATTCATGTCATTCATGAAGCTGATACGGCACTGTGAGAACTGCGGATACCTGCATTTCTGGAAACTTGAACTGACGGAAGATTTCAAAAAGCAAGTGGTCGAGCAGTTAGCAATAGACTTGAATGCGAGGATTGTTGAATGACACGTCTGATTGATGCTGATGAAATGGTCAAGTCATTAATGGATATGACTTTCTACGATGAAGAAGGGCATATAATCGATGATTACGAAGACAGATTGGCAATTGTGAAAAGTTTTGTTGATTCAGTACCGACCGTAGAAGCACAGCCTGTCAGACATGGCACGTGGATTGAGGGCAAAGCAAAAAATATAAAAACTGGTGAAGTGAGACTCGTTAGAAAATGCTCTGAATGTGAAAGTGGATATTTTATTTATGATTTTTTAAATTCAGTTGATGAAATACCAAGATTTTGTCCAAACTGCGGTGCAAATATGGGAGAGGATGATGGAACTGATTGACAGACAAGAAGCAATTAAGGCTATAGACGATGTGCCGATGGAAGATGAACAGTACAAGGTGTGGCTTAAGATAGGGATATACAATCTGAAGTCAGTGGATGCAGAACCTGTCAGACATGGGAAGTGGGATTATGTAACCGTAGTCGATGAGGGTTTCTGGCGGTGTTCCAATTGCGGAACTCCGTCAGAAGCATTAGGTGCAAAGGTGCTTTATAAATACTGTCCTTTCTGCGGTGCAAAGATGGGAGAAAATCATGAGTAAATGTTTTGGGTGTTACTTCTACAATTGCGGATATATGTGGAACAGATGCGATTACTTTGAATCTGAATATTATCGAGAACCAGACGATTGCCTTGCTTTCTCGGTAGATGGGAGCATCCCTGCTGAGAATGAAGCAAAGCTGTATGAGCAGACATGTGGTTTCTTCGGCAAGCCATTAGAACAGGGGAAAACACTGGATGATATAAATCATAAAATAATTGAAATCTCTAAAGCGGTTGGCACAAACTGGCTTAATACAAGCTGGTTTGATAGAGATGAACAGGAGAAACAGAATGGCCAAACTGATTGACAGGGATTCATATAGGCGAAAACTGGAAAATGCAATATGCAGAAACCTAAGAATAGGCAGACCAAACCCTGTTGTGCTGATGGCTTTGAAATATGCGATTGCTACACTGGACTCAGAACCTGTCGTGGATGCCGTTCCTGTCAGCTTCATTCAGAAACGTATCTCTTACCTGCAAGAGATAGCTGATTATGAATTTGAAGCTAGTGGCGGTTATACAGGAGAAGCAAGCACTCAGCTGTTCGAACTCAGAAGACTTATTTTAGGTTGGAGTATGCGGGAGAAAGCAGATAATAAGAAATCATACTTTCCAAAAGGTTTTTTTTCAAAGGAAAGACCATTGGCAAAAGGAGAAGAAGATGAATCTGATTGATGTGGATGGAATTATTAGCGTCATGAAACAACAAGCCGGATGTGCAACATGTGACAATTACAATGGTATCAGATGCAGAGCATGTCAGTGGGATGATGCTATAACAAGCGTATATGACTATGCAGATTACCATACAGTCGATGCAATACCAGTTAAACATGTAGAAAAAATGATTGAATCCGTAAAGTCTTTGCCAAATGTTGACTATTTTTTCAAATATTTTGCAGTAAATGTCATGGATGCACTGATATTAGGCTGGAGGGAGGAACAGGAGAAACAGAATGAAAGTACCGTTTGACAATCTTAAAGGAAGGCGAGTATATCAATTTGTCTTGGATGAAAAGACAGGAAAAATCGAAGATATATCCGACAGCATTGACTGGATCAAAGTCAGACATGGCAGATGGATACGAGATGAGTTTGGGACAAGATGTGGTGCTTGTGGTTTATATGCATATCGTGACAAGTTTGATCAGCCGTGGGAATCACCATACTGTCCGAACTGTGGTGCAAAGATGGATGGAGAACAGGAGAAACAGAATGGGGATTGAAAACTATCCGAAACCGAACGCTCTGACAGACGAGCCGATGAAAGACAAGCAGGTCGGTGATACAATATATGTCAGAGGGACGATCGAGGCTTTCCGGACAGGAATGCGGAAGAAGGAAGTGCGTGTCAATATAAATG